TGCGCCGTGTTACCACGGTGATCAATTACAGTGGGGAATTACCTTTGGCCCAGGGCATCAAATTTGAGTAAATGGGACAAAACAAAATCACACTAGTAGTAGGGTTCGACCAGCGCGAAGCTATTGCATACCACGTTTTTTGTCAAAGTGTACTGGAAAAATCGTCTGCACCGATTCAATTCATGCCGCTGGCCGAAAACACACTAGTTGGTTACCGTGAAACACACACCGATGGTAGCAACAAATTTATCTACTCTCGATTCCTTACTCCTTATCTTAATGACTTTAGTGGCTGGACCATCTTTGCCGACGGTGATATGATCTGCCAGGCAGACATCAAGGAGTTATGGGATCTACGTGATGAGACTAAGGCTGTGCAGGTGGTCAAGCATGACTACCTGACCAAGGCGCACACCAAATACCTAGGCAATAAAAACGAAAACTATCCGCGAAAGAATTGGTCAAGTTTGATTTTATGGAACTGTGCCCACCCCGCACACCGTATTCTTACACCTGGTTTTGTACAAAAACAAACTGGTCCTTACCTGCATCGCTTCAGCTGGTTGCAAGACAAACAGATTGGCGAGTTGCCTTTGACTTGGAATTGGTTGGCCATTGAATACGAAGAAAATCCACAAGCCAAGCTAATTCATTATACACTAGGAACACCCTGCTTCAAAGATTATGCTAATACCGAAATGGCAGAAACTTGGCATGCTGCTAACAAAAGGTTAAGACAGGGATTTGAGTAACCAATGGTGTTGTTAAATCGCAGTAAATATAGTATAATATTATTTGTTGCGGAATTAGTTTAATGGTAGAATGAGAGCCTTCCAAGCTCATGGCATCAGCTCGATACTGATATTCCGCTCCAGGGCCCGACCATAGCAAGCGTAATTGCTATCGCCTACTCGGCGTCAAGAGTCGGGGGCGGTGAACCGTTAAGCAGAGTGCCCATAAAGGGAGTCCAAACCGCTGTGCTGAACTGCAACAGCAGAGTAGTTAACAACCGCAGTGACAGGGAAGTCCACTCAAGTAGGGGCGACATGGAAAACGTAGCCTACAACAATGCGGGGTTAGTTTAATGGTAGGACGAGAGCCTTCCAAACTCACGGCAAAAGTTCGATTCTCTTACCACGCTACAATTTTGTAACACTTTTTACTAGTTGCACAAAATCTCCGTTTGTGCTATAATAAATTACTAAGGAAACTGTATGTGGATTCAAAATGTAAGCATGAGTGATATAAAGCAAGGGTTCCACATGGACCCAGGCATCAATGCCATGCTGATTCAGATTGTGGATCCTGCATACGAATTCCCTGTGCCCAAGTATCAATTCCGTGAAACTCACCGGTTTGAGTTTTTGGATGCAGAGAAAGATGATCGCTTTCCCGACGAGTGCAAATGCACCGATGAGCAGGCCGCAGAACTGGTTCGCTTGTTGCAACATGCACAGGAGCAACACATGAACGTGATTGTTCACTGTCATGCCGGTGTGTGCCGTTCAGGCGCTGTGGCCGAAGTTGGAGCGATGATGGGGTTCAAGGACACTGAATCTTTCCGTAGTCCTAATTTGCTGGTCAAGCACAAAATGATGAAACAGTTGGGTTGGCTGTATGACGAAAACGAACAACCAGACGATGAAGCCTGGCGTCGAATGAAATTAGATTACTAAGGATTTGAGATGTATATTAAAATAGATGAAGTAAAGAAAATCCTAAGCGTGATGGAAGAATTTCCAGACGCCAGATGGTACAAACTTGAACAAGATAATGCCAGTGGTATTGGAAGTATATTGACATTAACTATGGACATGGATATCAATGATCGTCCTGCGCAAGTAAAAGTTGACATTGCTGGTGTAGAGACATGGTAAAAGGAGAATAAAATGCCAGCTGTATTTTTGACAAGCGACACACACTTTGGCCATGCCGGCGTGTGCCGTTTTACACACCCAGATGATCCTGAGGTGAAATTGCGTCCTTGGGACGATCCCGACGAGATGGACGAAGAAATGATCCGTCGTTGGAACGATCGTGTGCGTCCTAACGACAAGGTCTATCACTTGGGAGATGTTGTAATTAACCGCAAGGCACTAAAGACTCTTAGTCGTCTAAACGGAGACAAAGTTCTAATCCGTGGCAACCACGACATTTTTAGAGATAACGAATACCGTGAGTACTTTCGTGAATTGCGGGCCTACCATGTGATGAATGGAATGATCTTGAGTCACATTCCTGTGCATGAGGCCTCGTTGGGTCGCTTTGGTGTGAACATTCACGGACACTTGCATGCCACTAGAGTAAAGAAGGCACGTGGTGTAGACGCCAAGACTGGAACTGTATTGTACAGTACAGAGATTGACCCACGCTATTTCTGCTGTTGCGTTGAACAAACTGACTTTGCACCTATCTTGTTTGAAGATGCTATCAAACGCATCACAGCAGAAGGTGGTACTGTTGGGTTTAAAAACGGCAACGGCCCCACTATGTAAAGGTAATACTAGAGTATTACAAAAGCCCTGCAGTTTTGCGGGGCTTTTTTTGACTTGACCAAATATTCAAGATCGGTTATAATAATAACATGAAATTAGAAATCAATGAAATACTACAATGGACAGGAGCCGTGTTTATCATAGCAGGCCATAGTCTCAATGCCGTGGGTCCTAGTATGTACCCGTGGAATATCCTGGCTTTTTTTGTGGGAACCATTGCGTTTCTGCTGTGGAGTATTCGTGTTGTAAACAAACCACAGTTATTGGTGAACATTGTTGCACTCAGCATTGGTGCATCGGGCCTATATAGAGCCTTTGGTTGACCAATAATTCCCTTTTTGCTATAATATGGGTATAGTAACAAAACAGGAGCTGATCATGCGTACAAAGACCATCGTCGAAGGACTCAAAAATAGCCAGAAGTTCCGTTTCATTCTTACCGCCAACAGCGGCGAAGAAGTGGGCATGACTATCACTGTCAAACAGATGAGTGATCAGTTTGCCACCCGGAACGCCCGAGCTGCCGTTTGGACCGCATTGAATCGCCTGAGCTATGACCGCCAAATGGCTAAGGCCCTGAACCGCCCACTGCCGACGGGCCTGATGCGTGGCGCCGAGACGGAAGGCTTCCGTCAAGTGCAGGTTGATTTGGCCTAAGGAGTTAGCAATGGACGACTTTGATGACATCACTTGCGAAGAATACTATCAAGAATATGATGAGTATTATAGCGAATATGACATTGAATATGATAGTGTTTTGGGTTGTTATTGCCTGCACTATGTTGGCGAAGTGATTTGCCTGGGTGCTAGCACCTACGGTGAAGCCCGGGAAGAAGCCCGAGAGCTGATCGACAGCGGCGAATTGTTGCAAGGTTAATTTAAGGAGTTAGCGATGGCTACTATTCAAGAAATCAACTCTACAATTATTGCGGGCCAGTTCACCAATGACCAATTGGATTCAATTGTTATGGCCGTTAAATTTGCCCGCAATCAACTGACCCAACAAAATCGTGGCAGTATGGTCATTGGCACCACTGTTAAATTTACCGGAAAGACTGGCCGGACCACAATCGGTAATGTAAAAAAGGTGGCTCGCAAGTTTGTCACCGTTGACTGCGGTGCCGGTGGACTATGGCGTGTGCCTGCTAACATGCTTTCGCCTGCCGAATAAACAACCAGGAGCTCATTATGGACTTTCTTAAACGGGCACAAGAATACGCCAATGACCACGGCCATGGGCTAGAGTTTAATCACTACTACGGCATGTTCCGCGACGAGTATTCTGTTCGCGATAGTGTATGGAAAGCTCTGTCGTGGCTGTATGGCTATGATATCGCCGATGATGTTGAAAAGGTCGCTCATGTACACCATTAATCTTGTCAACTTTGGCAACCTGGAAAAAGGCTCCTTTGCCACACTTGAGGCCGCCCGAGACCATGCTCGCAGTCTGGGCTTTCAATCGGCCATATGGCTTCGCCAGCCCGGGCAAGAACCGTTGTATATTTGCAACATCAACCCCTAAACCCCCGGTTGACCCAAAATTCCCTTTTTGCTATAATATAGGTATAGTAACAAAACAGGAGCCAGAAATGGGTGCAGTAGTAGAAGGTCGCCAGATTAAAATGTTTGGTTGTACCGAAGATGAACTTCGTGAAAGCATTGAGTCTAGCATCACTTTCAAAGTGTCTGGCCCCTCAATGGTGGCTATGAGCTACATGAGTGATGCTCAAGAACTACTGGCATTCGGTGGTGAGCGCGAAGGTGTTCGCGAGCAAGTTCGCCAGATGCTGAATTGTGCCAAGTGGATTCTGTCCACTTATCGGTATCAAAAGGAGGCTGTATGATCACTGCTGAAACTATTCGCCGGTGCGCCTATCTCAGCGGCGCCCAACTGGAAACACTAACATCAAAAAAGCATACAATTCTAAACCCCTCTTTTGTGGGCATTACCAACGGCGGTGAGTTCTGCTACCAATACCAATATCCCGACTCGCATAGTGCCAGTGGGTTG